GTGATTCAATGTACGGTACACCTTCTGCAAACTTTGGTAATGAAGCTGCGGGTGGTTTATACGGTGCTGGTAGATTTGGTTACTCAATCAACCAATTCTCAGGATCAGATACTACAGTTACTTCAGGATCAGATATAGTAATAACCAGAACATTTGCTGATGTAAACTATACTGCTGAATTATCAGCTTCTATGGTTGCTGGTCAAATTATTAAAGTTACTATTGCTACTTCTTCTATCGCTGACTTCGATGTTAACGGAATTAGAGCTTTCGTAGCTGAATCAGGATCAGGAGCAACTGGATTTACAGCTGCTAACTTATTACCAGCTTTCACTAGCTTAAGTGGTAATAACATTAACTTCTTCTATACAGGATCTGCTACTAACATTAAATCTGGTGATAGTACATTTGTTACTTATTTCAACAAATTAACTAAAGATAACTACAGAGGTGATTTCGAAGATGGAAACTCATACGCTGTTCCTAATGCTGCTTCTTCTACTGCAATTTCTATCCCAGAGGTAGACGTTCAAATGAGATCAGAAGCTATTGTTGCTAAAACAAGAAAATTAAAAGCACAATGGACTCCAGAGTTCTCTCAAGATTTAAATGCTTTCCATTCATTGGATGCTGAAGCTGAATTAACATCTATCTTATCAGAATATATCTCATTAGAGGTTGACTTAGAAATTTTAGATATGTTAATCCAAAATGTACCAACTAACCAAGTTGAAGTATGGTCTGCTAAAATCGGTAACCAATTAGTAAATGGTGCTATGCAATCTAATGTAAATGGTGCTTATTACACTCAAATGTCTTGGTTCCAAACTTTAGGAATTAAATTACAGAAAATCTCTAACTTAATTCACCAAAGAACTTTAAGAGGTGGTGCTAACTTTATGGTAGTATCTCCAACTGTAGCTACAATCTTAGAATCAATCCCAGGATTCGCAGCTGATACAGATGGTGATGTAGCTAAAGCTTCATACGCTTTTGGTGTACAGAAAATTGGTGCTTTAAACTCTCGTTATAAAGTATACAAAAACCCATATATGACTGAAAACGTTATATTAATGGGATTCAGAGGTAACCAATTCTTAGAATCAGGTGCAGTTTATGCTCCATATGTTCCTCTTATCATGACTCCATTAGTGATGGACCCAGATACTTTCACTCCTAGAAAAGGTATCATGACTCGTTACGCTAAGAAAATGGTAAGACCAGAATTCTATGGTAAAGTATTAGTAGCTGATACTAACATTATCTAAGAATAACGATTCTTAATATTAAAGAGACCTAGCGAAAGCTAGGTCTTTTTTTTATTATTTATTAATATTTATAATAAATTAAAACAATAAAAAATGGCAGATATTTTTGAAGGACACTTACCAAGACTAGAATCCCCATTAAGTAGATTAGAAGTAGTATCTTCTAGTTATACAAGCAGTGGATATATTTTTGAACAAACTCCAAGAGCAATTAATTGTAGCTCAGATGGTACCTTATTAGTAACTATGGGTAGCTCTGTAACAGCATCTCTTTACGTAAATGCAGGACTAAACCCATACCGAATAGAAAAAATTCACTCAGGATCTTCAGCAGGAACTATAGTAGGATTATATTAATATTATGATAGGATCTAATATTTACATAACAAATAGATTTACAGTAGGTGATAAAATCCAATCACGTATTAGTGCTTTCAAATCAAGAGTATTAGCAAATGGAGGAACTTTTCAAAGTGAGACCTGCTTAAAAGACACACTAACAAAATTAAACAACCTATAATGAGTTTACTAGATTCAGCTTCGTTAATTTTAACACCAAACGCTTACTCATCTTCAAAAATATATAGTATAATTCCATCTAACGGGAATGGTGATGCAGTATTTACAAGAAATAGTCAAGCTATAGTAGTTAATTCATCAAATTTGCTAACTTTACAACCTAGCACACTACCTAGACTACAATATCCTAACACAGGATCAGGTTGCCCTAGTTTCTTATTTGAATATAACAAAACCCAACTAGTAACATTTAGTACCACACCGTACTCTAGTTCTACCTTCTGGAATCAAGGTTCAGGGTCAACATCACAAGTATCAACTATAAATTCACCCGAAGGTATAGACAACGCTTATGAAATAATAGCATCAGGTTCAGGGGAGCATTACCTAAGATCACATGCATTAGGGACGTCGACTTCAGGATCTGCGTATACTGTATCAGCATACGTAAAACAAAAAGGATATCAGTTTGTTCAATTAAGAACTGCAAATGCAATAACATCCGTGAGTACTTTTGACTTCACTAATAAAACTATAACTGCTGGAACTAACGCTGTAAGTGCGAGTTTTGAGGAACTTCCCAACGGTTGGTATAGAGTATGGCACCGAACAACCCCAAGTGTAGCATCGGCATTCCGTGTTGGTATACACTTGTTAAGTGGATCTTCCACAACTACTACTTTTACAGCACCTGAAGATAATACTGATGGAGTGTATTTGTACGGACCTCAAATAGAGGTAGGAGGTTTATCAAGTTACATACCTACTACAGGTAGCGCAACTGCTACAAGAATTGGGGAACCCCTAACAATATCTAATTTATATACAAATGGTATAATAACCAACCAAGGAGGTACATGGTATGTAGAATTGGATAATACTCAAACTCCTGTATCAAGAGAGGTAGCTTTTGGAATAAGGTTAGATACATCACAAAGTCTGGGTAGTATAGGAACTGGTTTTAGGATATCACCTCAAGTTAATGGGAAAATGAGCATAATATCAGGTTCTGCTGGATCTATTACAAATAATCTAGGAACTACTAATACTCTTAAAATTGCGATGAAATGGAATGGTACTAACTTAGTAAGTTTTTTTAACAACAATCAATCAGCATCAGTTTCATTTACTCCAACAAATATGGAATATTTACACATAGGTGGTTCTAACGGGCCTGGTGTTCCAATGTATCTAAGGAAATTATATATATTTCCAAAACCATTAACTGACGATGAATGTAGATCTTTAATACAATTACAATAATATGCATATTTACAAATTAAAATACCAGGACAAAACAAAAGCTACACAAGATTTTGTTAAAAAAGGAATATACTTAGAAACATCTGAAGGGATACAGTGGAGTGATTTTATATTAGCTATAGTTGATATAGGGTTAATTATAGATATAGATGGCACTTATGATTCTAATGGTAATATAATTACACCACCTACTTTTATTCCTGGATATCATTATGATATAATGAGTACATTGGAAATAGATTTTGGAGATAATGAAATTTTTCCAAACAATCCTAAACATGGATTTCTATAAAATAAAGAGGACATAAGTCCTCTTTTTTATTCAACATATTTTGTTTATATTTATAATAAACAAATAAACGTTTCACTATGGCATCCAACCGTCACACTGATGAGGTTTTCACACAAAAAAGAAAACCAAAAAATCCAATTAAGTTCCAACTCCAACTTAATGAAGAACAAAAATTAGCAAAAGCACTTATTGTAGAAAATCCAGTAGTCGTTTTGAAAGGAATGGCAGGATCAGGAAAAACTTTAGTAGCAGTACAAGCCGCACTAGATATGCTGTTTAGTAGAGAAGTAGAGAAAATTATTATAACAAGACCTACAGTAGCTAAAGAAGAATTAGGTTTCTTACCAGGGGATATTAAAGAAAAGATGGATCCGTGGTTAGCACCGATATACCATAACTTATACATGCTGTATGGTAAGGATAAGGTTGATAAAGAATTAGAACAAGGTAACATTGAAATTGTACCATTTGCATTCATGAGAGGTAGAACATTTGTAAACTCTTTTGTAATAGTAGACGAAGCACAAAACGTTACTCAAGATCAAATGGAAACTGTTTTAGGAAGACTTGGAAAAGGATCTAAAATGGTAATATGTGGGGATTTAGCACAAATAGATTTAAAAGTAAAAAAAGAAACTGGTTTCTCTTTCTTAACAAGAGTGGAAGAACAAGTAGCGGGATTTAAAATATTTGCTTTAAAACAAAACCACAGACATGAAATTGTATCTCCAATATTAAAAGTATATCAAGACTTTAGAGATTAGAATATTTATATTAAATATTAAAATATGGCTAATTCTCAATTATGGACAGGAACTGCTACCTTTACACAAGGTACATCAACTCCATTTGGATTTTATGATAACGACTATCAATTTCAATTAGATGCTATAAAAGTAGCAAAATTCTGTGCTCAAAGATTAGGATACCCTTCAATGGATATTGAAATGGGAGGAGACCAATTCTTTGCCTGTTTCGAATCAGCTGTAACAACATACGGTAATGAACTTTATTTATATCAAATTAGAAATAATTTCCTATCTTTAGAAGCTAATTCAAATCAACCTCCTTTAAATAATATTGTAATTCAACCTTCATTAGGAAACCTAATTAGAATGGCATCAGATTATGGAAGTGAAGCTGGAGTAGGAGGTAAAACTACCTACTATACAGGCTCAATTGATATGTTAGAAGGGCAACAGAATTATGATTTAATGGCTTGGGCTTCTTCATCAGGAGTTATATCAGGAAATGATTCAATTGAAATTAAAGCAGTTTATTACGAAAATACTCCTGCTATTGTAAGATATTTTGATCCTTATGCTGGTACAGGATATGGTTCACAACAATTATTAGATGCTTTTGGGTTTGGTAATCAATCACCTGCTATTAACTTTATGTTAATGCCTTTAAATTATGATATTGGGGTAATGCAAGCAATTGAATTAAATGATACTATAAGAAAATCAGCATTCTCTTTCCAAATAGTAAATAATAAATTAAAAATATTTCCTATACCTACAAGAGATAAAAAATTATTTTTTGAATATATAAAAACATCTGAAAGAGATAGTGTTATACCAACTAATGGTCCAGGATCAGGAGATAATTTAATTACAGATATTTCAAATGTTCCTTACGAAAATCCAACTTATGCTAACATAAATGCACCAGGTAGATATTGGATATTTGAATACACTTTAGCTTTAGCAGCTGAAACTTTAGCTTTTATTAGAGGTAAATACAGTCAAGTACCTATACCAGGAGCTGAAGTAACATTAAATCAGGCAGATTTATTAGGAAAAGCTAGAGATTTGCAGACATCGTTAATTGAAAAATTACGTTTAGATTTAGACGAAGCTTCACGTAGAAGTCAATTAGAAAGAAAAAAAGCTGAAAATGATGCTATGCAATCTACTTTACAGCAAATACCAATGAATATCTTTATAGGTTAATTATGAGTTATTTTGGAAGAAGTAGAGATATTGATATGTTCTCAAATGTTAATAAGGAATTATTAGGACAAGTAATAGAACAAAAAGTAGGATATTATCAAGTTGTACTTGATGAGACTCCATCTAATTTATATGGTGAAAATCAAAATAAAACATTTAGAGGCCCAGTATTGATAAACTGTTTACTAGAAAGAGGCAATACAGATTCTACCAATGATGATTTTGGAGTTGATACTACTAGACCTTTAACAGTCAGATTTTTTAGACCTCATTTAATTTCAGCTAATGTAGTGCCTAATATAGGTGATATAGTGTTATGGAATGAAGATTATTATGAAGTTGATAATGTTAATGAAAATCAATTAATAGTAGGTAAAGACCCTAATTACGCTTATACAGATGAAAATGGGGTACCTGATACTGGTACTAGTTTATCAATAATACTAACATGCCATTACACACGCCCAGAACGTGTTGGCTTAAGAGATAATAGATTATAATGGATTTTAAACCACGTCCTATAAATAAAAGAGAATTTTTATCTACCCTTTCAGAACCTTATAAACAACCTGAAAGGGAGATACAACCCTACTCTAACCCTAATGAAGTTTATTCATCAGAAGTAAGACCTGGTCAACCCGAATTTAATAGAGCTTTAGAAACTTCATTAAAAGGTGATGATACTAAAACTATTAGTATTAGTTTAGAAGACCATGATGATACAGTATTATATTATTTAGAAAACGTGATAAAACCAACGGTTATCCAAAATGATAAACAAATAGCAGTACCTGTTATATATGGTTCTCCTGAGCGTTGGAAATCAATTCAAGCTGATGGTTTTTATAGAGATAAGAATGGTAAAACTATGGTACCATTAATTATGTTTAAAAGAGAATCATTTGAAAAAAATAGAACTTTAGGTAATAAATTAGATGGTAATCTAGTTCATAATGTTCAGTATTTTGAAAAAGGATATTCAAGTCGAAATAATTATGATAATTTTGAAGTCTTAAGAAATCAAAAACCTCAAAAAGAATATATTTTAGGTATAATACCTGATTATATTACTATTACTTACAAATTATCTATATTTACAGACTATACAACCCAAATGAATAAAATTATAGAGGCATTAGAATTTTCATCAGATTCTTATTGGGGTGATCCTCAAAGATTCTTATTTAGAGCATCTATTACTTCTTTTCCAACACCTGTATTATTAGAGAATGGGTCTGATAGAGCTAATAAAAGTGAATTAACTTTAACATTACAAGGATATATTATACCTAATACTATAAATGTAGCTCAAGCTGGGCCTAACCCTAAATCATATAATGTTACTAAAACAATTTTTACAGAAAAAATAAAATAAAATGGCAGCAGGAATATACAACATTACATTAGAACAAGGTTCAACAATAGATTTTAAAGTTCAATATAAAGACTCAACAGGAAATCCTATTAACTTAACAGGATATGGAGCTGGAATGCAAATTAGAAGTAATTACGCTGATAATAATCCTACAACTTACATAACTCTATCAAGTTCATTAGCGGCGGATGGAACAGGATTAAACATGGTATCTTCAAGTACAGGATATATAGGAGTATTTATATCGGCCTGCTCATCATCAGCATTAAATTTTTCAAATGCTCGATATGATCTAGAAATATATTCAGGTAGTGTAGGTTCATGTCCTATAACTACACGTATTTTAGAAGGTCAAGTTTATTTAAGCAAAGAAACAACAAGACTATAATGCAAGTAGATATAACTTTAAATAATAATAATGTAGAAGTTAATACAATTAGTAATCAAATAGTTGTAAGTGATCCTATTAATTCTACTGAAGTTAATATAACTCAACCTGTAACCTCTGTGATAATAACACAAGGATCACAAGGCCCTCAAGGTCCTTCAGGTTCTGTAGATACAAGTTCTCTTGTAACAACTTCATCATTTAACGCTTTTACTTCATCCTACTATCAAGATAGTTCTTCTTTCAATAGTAGAATTATAAACACTAACTCAAATTTAACAACAGTTAGTAGTTCACTTAATATTCGTGTTACAAATTTAGAACAATTTAGTTCTTCCTTAGATTCAACTTTTGCTACAGATGCTCAATTAAATCAAGCAACTGCTTCCCTAAGTAGTTCAATAAGTATATTATCAAGTTCTTATTTACAAAGTAGTGCTAGTTTTTCATCTAACATAACACAAAATAGTAGTAGTATTTCAAGTGTGTTAAACACTTTTAATAACTTTACTTCATCTTACAATACTGGAAGTTTTACAGGAAGTTTTACAGGTTCGTTATTAGGTACAGCATCTTTTGCTGTAAGCGCTTCTTGGGCACCTACTCAAAATATAGATACAAGTTCTCTTGTAACAACTTCATCATTTAATGCTTTTACTTCTTCATATAATACTGGAAGTTTTACAGGAAGTTTTACAGGGGATGGAGCAGGACTGTACAACATACCTGCTTCGGGAATTATAGGATTAAACCTATCCCAAATTTCTTCAGGAAGTGTTAGCGCATCTATTTCACCAGAAAACGGATTACAGGTTAATACAAATGTAACAGCAACTTCTTTTACAGGAAGTTTGCAAGGAGTAGCCTCTACAGCTTCTTTTGCACCAAACTATACAACCACTTCATCGTTTAACTCTTTTACTTCTTCATACTATCAAGACAGTTCATCTTTTGATACTCGTATTGGTAATTTAGAACAGTTTAGTTCTTCCTTAGATTCAACTTTTGCTACAGATGCTCAACTAAATCAAGCAACTGCTTCTTTAAGTTCAAGTATAAGTTCATTGAGTTCAAGCTTTCTATCCTTCACTTCAGCATACAATACTGGAAGTTTTACAGGAAGCTTTACAGGATCTTTATTAGGAACCTCATCATTTGCTTCAACAGCAAGTTTTGCAGCTACAGCACAAACTGCTTCCTTTATAACTGGATCAAATGTATTTGGACCATTTGGTTCAAACAGTATAATTTCTTCATCTTTTGCTATATCAAGCTCACGAGCTGTTACAGCATCATATGCTTTGGATAGTGTAAGTGCTTCCTACGCTTTAACAGCTTCTTATTCAAATTATGCTGCTACTGCATCTAATTCTCAAAATGCTCAAGATATTTTAATATATGTTAAAAATGTATCTGGGGCACAAATAAATAAGGGACTAGTAGTGAGAATATCAGGAGCAACAGGAGACAATGCTCTGATATCAACCTCATCTTATGAAAGCGATCCAGTATCTGCTAATACCCTAGGTATTACTACTCAAAATATCCCTAATGATAATTTCGGGTATGTAATGACTGAGGGAACACTTTTAGGGATAAATACTGATGCTTTCACAGCTGGACAATTACTTTATTTAGGACCTACAGGCTCCATAATAGGAACAGCTCCAATAGCGCCATTACATAGTGTTAGATTAGGACAAGTCCTAAGAGTACAGCAAAATAATGGATCAATGTATGTTCGTATTGATAACGGATATGAATTAGGAGAATTGCATGATGTACGAGATACTTCAACAACTGCATCATATGGAGATTTACTAGTAAAAAGTGGAAGTATTTGGACTAATTCTAAACAATTAACTGGATCTTATGGATTAACAGGTAGTTTAACTGCAACTTCATTTACAGGCTCTTTATTAGGAACAGCATCATTTGCTGTATCAAGTTCAAGAACGGTATCAAGTTCTTTTGCAACAAGTGCATCATTTTCAATTTCAAGTTCAAGAGCACTTAACGCTAATAACGCTACCAATGCTACTAACGCCAATAATGCTACCACAGCATCTTATGCTCAAACATCATCAGTAGTCCAAAGTATAGCATCTAATATAAGTAATAATGCAAATAATTATTTACTATTAGCTACAGGGGGAGATAATATAACAACTATACCGGATGTATTCTACGAAAATTCAACATTAAAAATATCAAAAAATTTAAAACAAGCTGACGGGATAGTAGGGGAAGCACAAGTATACTCAGTTTCAGGTAGTCAAATAGTAAATGGTGAATTAAGTATAATTGGAGATGAATCTCAATATTTTTCAACAGGAAGTACTTTATTAGTATTTGACAAGGGTAATGTTACTATAAATTATTATGCAATAAAAACTGTAACATATAATATTATAGGAGATACAACTATTATAGAATTAGTAGATACTTCACTAGACGTACCTCCAACTTCATTATATGTAGCTGATATTAAATATCTACAAGGAAATAACGGAGATAGTACACAAAACCTTCCAATAGGAACAGCACACGCTCAAGGAGCATCCGCTCAAGCATTAGGACCATTCTCTCATACTGAAGGGGGTTCAAAAGGTATGGGCATCCCAGGAGGGTTAACATTAGCAGATGGTTCTCATGCTGAAGGTTTACATACTATAGCATTAGGGGTAGGCCAACATGTTCAAGGACAGTTTAATGTCCCTTCAACATCACAAAGTGCTTTCATTATAGGAAATGGAACAGATAATAATAATAGATCAAATTTAGTATTTGCATCAGGTTCACAATTCCAAGTAACAGGAAGTATACAAGTAAGTGGAAGTATTACAACACAAGGTAATATCACAATGCCTAATAGACCTGCTTTTAGAGTAATAGGTACCAGTACTGGTAGTATTTCAGCTACAACAACAATATCAGGAAGCGCAGTATCAGTTCAATTTAATCAAGGTAACCATTATAACCAAGAAACAGGAAAATTTACAGCACCGGTTGCTGGTCTATATCAAGTAAATGTTGTTTGTAGAACATCATCAAATTCCAATCCGGGTATAAATCAAATTATAGTCAAAAAACAATTACCAAGTGGTGGAACTACAACAGCCCAAATAATGTTAGAATGGGCAAAAGACACCACTGTAAATCATATGGGAGGTAGTTCTATTGTTAGTATGGCAGTGGGAGATACTCTTTGGGTAGATGTAACAGAAGGAACAATTCAATTCGATGGAAACGATAACTTCTCAGTAGCGTATATAGGATAAACAAAAATGTTATGAAAAAGAAATTATATAACATATTACCAAAATTTATTACCACTTTAAAACATGGTGATAAAATTGCACATACACTTTACGGAACCTTATTCTACTTAATATTATTATTTATAGTAGGACCTCATATTTCCTTATTTCTTACATGGGCCCTAGCTGTCGGAGTAGAGATATATGATACAAAAACCCATAAAGGAGACATAGTAGACTTTTTATCTACAATAATTTTACCAACTCTAATATATTTATTAACAAATCAATAAAATTATAATATGAGTACAATTAGTACATCCGGTATATCAGTCTCTCAAGTAATCCGAGCAGAACATTTATTAAGAATAATAGGAGCATTAAATGGTACTCTTAATAATACTATAATACTATCAGGTTCCCTTTCAGTAACGGGTTCAGCCACTTTTAATAGTGGTATAACCGGATCATTACAAGGTACAGCATCATTTGCTTTAACCTCTTCAATAACTACAGCGATAACAGGTAGTACAGGGTACATCCCGATGTTTACTGGAAGTAGAGCTTTAAAAAATTCTAATATATATCAAGATAGTAGTGGTAGAGTAGGTATAGGAATAAGTGTACCACAATCATGTGCTTCTTTAGAAATAAGTTCAAATGGTAGTAAATCAGGATTAATACTACCAATAGTAGATACCACAGGATCTATAACTTCACCTACTAGCGGGCTAATGGTATTTGATATAAGTGTAAAGAAAGTAGCAGTATATGAAAGCACAACTTGGAAATACTTAGCATTTTAGTAATAAATAAATAACGTTATGATAAAACCAACAAAATTAAAACAAGAAGAATTACAAGAGTTACAAGATTTTCAACAAAAATCTGAATTTTTAATTTCACAACTAGGTCAATTACAATTTAAAAAATTGCAAATTGAAAAAGAAGAATTAATTTTAAAAAATTCTTTTGACCATATTACTAAATTAGAAACTGAATTAAGTGAAAAACTTAAAACATTATATGGTGATGTTCAAATAGATTTAAAAACTGGGGATATAATTTACCCTTAAATATTAAGTTTTGAGCCTCCTCCCAATATTTATCATCAAATGAAAATTAATTTAAAACTAAAATAAAAATGGCTGAAACTCTTTTATCTCCAGGTGTCCTAACCAGAGAAAATGATCAATCACAAATCACTCAAGGCCCTATTACTGCGGGAGCAGCTATTGTAGGACCTACAGTGTCAGGTCCTGTTAGAATACCAACATTAGTTACTTCATATAGTGACTATTTAAATAAATTTGGTGGTTCTTTTATTAGTGGGGGAGCATCTTACGAATACTTAACTTCAATTTCTGCTTACAACTATTTCCAACAAGGTGGTAGTACATTATTAGTAACTAGAGCAGTAAGTGGAACTTTCTTACCTGCTACCTCTAGTGCATCAAATAATATAGCTTCTGTAGTTGGAGGATTTGCTTCTGCTTCTTTTGTAACACAATCAAATTCAACAGCTTCATGGAATCAAATTTTAATTACTTCTAATACAGCATTTGGTGATATAAAATATACTATTTATAACTACCCTTACTATAGTACAGGTTCTTACTCTTATGACAGTACTGGTAACACTTTATATGTTGGGATAGGTAATGGAAATAATGATGGGGTTAATGCTATAACATCTACTTCTCAATGGGCTACTTTATTAATTAATGCTGTAAATGCTTCAGGTTCAGCTGGAACTGAAATTTCAAGCTTAGTATCAGCTTCATTATCAGGTAGTAGTATTAAATTTACATCTACTAATGCTGGAACTGTTTATAATAATTTATCTTTAACTAGTAGCTTTGGATACGGAACTCCAGTAACATCTAGTTTTAGAGGTGGTACAGACTCAACTCCAAGTACGGTATTTGTATTAGAAACTTTATCTCAGGGTGCTATTAATAATAGTTTTAGTACTGAAGGAACAAATGGAGTTTTACCATCAGGTTCAAAAGATGATATCAGATTTGAAATTTTAAATCCTAGTACAGGAAGTGGTACTTTTGATTTATTAGTTAGAAGAGGAGATGATAACAGTAGTACTAAAGTAATTTTAGAACAATGGATAGGTTTATCATTAGACCCTAACCAACCTAACTATATTGAAGCTGTAATAGGAAATCAATCAGTTAGTACAGATAACGGATATATTCAAACATCAGGAGATTATACTAATAAATCTAGATATTTAAGAGTAAAATCAGTTAATTATACTACTCCTAATTATTTTGATAATAATGGTAACCCAGTATCTTCTTATACTTCATCTTTACCTATAGCTCAAAGTGGCTCATTCGGTGGAGCAACAGGAACAAATTGTGGAGTTTATGGTTTATCAAATAGTGATTACACATCTTCAATTTCGTTATTAGGTAATACTAATGAATTCAAATTTAATCTAATTACAGTACCTGGTATTACAGCTACAGCAGGAAACGCAGTTTTAACTTCTTTAACTAATATGGCTGAAGATAGAGGGGATTGTATAGCAATAGTTGATTTATCAGCTTATGGAAATAATATATCTACAGTAGTTTCAAATGCTACTTCAATTGATAGTAGTTATGCAGCTGCTTATTATCCATGGGTTCAAATTAGCGCTCCTAACACAGGAAAATTAACATGGGTTCCACCATCAACAATCATACCAAGTGTTTATGCTTATAATGATAGAGTAGGTGCTCCATGGTTTGCTCCTGCAGGATTTACAAGAGGTGGATTAAGTGTAATTCAAGCTGAAAGAAAATTATCTCCTTCTGATAGAGATGCTTTATATGCAGGTAAAATTAATTCAATCGCAACTTTCCCTGGACAAGGAGTAGTAGCTTATGGTCAGAAAACTCTACAGAAAAAAGCATCTGCTTTAGATAGAATCAATGTTAGAAGATTATTAATTGAATTAAAATCATATATTGGTCAAATAGCTGATGGTTTAGTATTTGAACAAAATACTATTGCTACAAGAAATAGATTCTTATCTCAAGTTAATCCATATTTAGATTCAATTCAACAAAGACAAGGATTATATGCTTTTAAAGTAGTAATGGATGAAACTAATAATACTGCTGAAGTAATTGATAGAAATCAATTAGTAGGTCAAATTTTCATACAACCTACTAGAACAGCTGAGTTTATTATATTAGACTTTAATGTTACACCAACTGGAGCATCATTTCAATAATTAAAATTTAGGATTAAAGCCCTAATATAAGGGCTTTTTTCTTAATATTTATTATAAACCATAATAACAAAAATAAAATTAATACAAATATAACATGGCAGTATTAAACCCAAATGAAATAATGTTTACAGCTTTTGAACCAAAAGTTCAAAATAGATTTATACTATATGTAGACGGGATTCCAGCATATCTAATCAAAAAAGCTACAGCTCCAGGATTTGAAGCAAATGAAATTATATTAGACCACATTAATGTTTACCGTAAAGTGAAAGGTAAAATTAGATGGAATGATATGAATTTAGAATTATATGACCCAATCGCTCCTTCAGGAACTCAAGCTGTAATGGAATGGGCACGTTTAGCTCACGAATCAGTAACAGGTAGAGATGGTTATTCAGATTTCTATAAAAAAGATTTAAGATTAAATATCTTAGGGCCTGTAGGTGATGTAGTTGGAGAATGGATTATAAAAGGTGCATTCGTAAAATCAGCAAACTTTGGAGAGTATGATTGGTCTTCAGGTGAAGCCGCAGCAAACATCTCAATGACTATAGCAATGGATTATTGTATAGCAAACTTCTAAGAAGTAAAATATATTTTAAAGAGAAAGCCCATTTATTTGGGCTTTCCTTTATTTTATTATATTTATATATAAACACAAATAAAATTTATGGACAATCAAGTTACACAAGAAAAACCAAAATTCCCTACGGAAATGGTAGATTTGCCTTCTAAAGGTCTACTATACCCTGAAGATTCTCCTTTAAGAGCAGGTACTATTGAAATGAAGTACATGACAGCACGTGAGGAAGATATTTTAACTAACTCTAACTACATTCAACAAGGTATTGTATTAGATAAATTACTAGAATCTCTTATTGTTACTAAAATCAATTTCAAAGATTTATTAGTTGGTGATAAAAATGCTATTTTAATTGCATCTCGTATTTTAGGATATGGTCAAGACTATGAATTTGAAACTAATGGAAGAACTTACCAAGTTGATTTAACTACTTTAAAAGACAAAGAATTACCATCAGATGTAGATTATAAAAATGGAAATGATTTCAGTTTTACTCTACCAGCTACTAAAGATGAAGTTACTTTTAAACTGTTATCACATGGCGATGAATTAGCGATAGATCAGGAATTAAAAGGATTAAAGAAAATAAATCCAAACGGGTCACCTGAATTATCAACTCGCTTAAAATACATCATAACTTCAATTAATGGTGATAGAGAGAAAAAAACTATTAGAGAATTTGTTGATAATGAATTATTAGCAAGAGACTCTAGAGCTTTAAGACAAGAGGTAAAAAGAATATCACCAGATATTGATTTAACTATTCAAGGTGATGGCGGGGAGGACATCGCCATTCCAATTAATCTTAACTTTTTTTGGCCTGACTTCAATTCATAGGATAAATTTATTCTCCCAAATGAATGAAATAGTATTTCATGGTAAGGGAGGATATAATTGGGACACTGTTTATAATATGCCTATTTGGCTTAGAATTTTTACCTTTAATAAATTAAAAGAATGGTATGATAAAGAGCAAGAACAAATAGAAGCCCAAAATAACATGCTTACTAATAAATCTGGTAAAAACCAAGTAGTAGGTCCTGATATAACTTCAACATACAATGCAAAGGTTCCTAAAAAATAGGAGCCTTTCATATTTATACTAATATAATATATTATGGCTCAAGATATAAACGCTTTAAATCAAGAAATAGCAGACCTTAGAAGACAACTAGGAGACAAACCATTAACTCCTTTTGATTCTAAGGATTTAGATAAAGCTTTATTAACAGTTAGAGCTTTAAGGCAAGAATTTAGAGAAGCTTCTAGTGATTTAGATTATATCTCTAAAAGTTTTAAAGATACTGTCAATGAAATGTCTAAGCAAAATACTTATTATAATCTTGCTAAGAAATCTATAAATGGTATAGCTGATATTTCTAGACAAATTGTTGATTACAGAAGAGGAGAAAGTTCTTTATCTGAAAAACAATTACAAAATCTCCAAAATCAAGCTAGAATAAAATTTGAAGAATTAAAATTATCTGTAAAAAGTGGACAATTAAAAGGTAAAGATTTAATAGCTGCTCAAGATGCTTTAGATGAACAAGAAAGTTTTAATAAAGCTCTAGATAGAACTATAGAACTTCAAGCTCAAGTTAATAAAGAAGTTGGTTTATTAGGAGAAGGTTTAGAAGGAGCAGGAAAATTTTTAGAAAAAATGGGATTTGCAGGTATAGCTAAACCTATATCAGATGCTATTCAAAAAACTAAAGATGCTAGACTTCAGATAAAATTAAATCAAGATGAAATGGCCAAACTTAGAGAAGAGTATTCTCAATTAGGCCCTCATGACCTTCAACGTAAGAAAGAATTAAGAGATCAACTTGCTTCTCTAAAATCACAAAATAAAGAACTTGAAACTCAAGCTAATAAATATAAAAATATAGCTAGTGCTTTAAAAGAACAATTTACTTTAACTAATATGACTGATGCTATATTAGGTAAAATGGTAAAAAGTTTTTTTGATTTAGATGAGGCACAAGCTAAGTTTACAAATTTAACAGGGGGGCAAATCCCTATAATGGATCAATTCAATGATAGATTAATAACTAGTATTGATTACATTAAAACTGCAAGTTCATTAACAGAACAATTAGGAGTAAACGCGGCTGCTGTTTTCTCTCCTGACACTCTAGCAGCAGCATCTGAAATGGTTAAAACTATGGGTATGACCCAGGAACAAGCCAATAAAGCTGCTATAATGTCTCAAGTTAATGGTAAATCAATTGATAATATGAATAAATCCCTTAAAGAAGGGAATAAACAATATAATCAACAAAATAGATCTGCTTTAGCCCAAGGTGTTATAATGAGAGAAGTATATAGTACTTCAACTGCTATAGCAGCTTCTATGGGTAATAGTGTTGATAAAATAGGAGACGCTGTTAGGAGAGCAAAAGACTTAGGTCTTTCATTACAAGAAGTAGAAGGTATAGCTAGTTCTTTATTAGATATTGAATCATCAATAGCAGCGGAATTTGAATATGAAGTAATATCAGGTAAGCAGTTAAATTTAGAAGCAGCTAGATATTATGCTTTAACTAACCAAACTGATAAGTTAACTAAAGAAATAGCTAATAATCAAGCTGTAATTCAATCATTTGCCTCAGGTAATAGAATAGAACAAGAAGCTGCAGCTAAAGCTTTAGGTATTTCTCGTGAACAACTATCAGAAATGTATATGGCTGATCTAAGAAGACAAGGTCTCTCTGATAAAGCTATATCTGATGCTATGGCTATGGATGAAATGGATGTTAAAAGACTATCCACTCAAGAAGCTATTAATACTTCTATAGCTAAAATGACAGAATTATTAGCTGGGCCTGCTCAATTTTTAGTTTCTATGTTAGATAATGCTGTTATATTATACGGTATTATGGGAGCTATTGCTACTGTTATGGCAGTTAATATAGCGACGTCTATAGGTAAAGCCGCAATAGCTTTAGCAGGTATGATTCCTAAAACCGCTACTTTATTAGGATTAGAAGTAGGTAGAGCAGCAGCAGCAGTAGCTAGTGCAAGTGCTTTAACTTTAGGTTTAGGAGCTTTAGGCATAATAGCAGGTATAGCTGCGGTTATGGCTGTAGTTAATTCAAACACTAAACCTAAAACACCTTCACCTGCGGGAGATATATCATCACCAGCTAGTGGTAGAACTCAAGTATCAACTAGAGAAGGAGGATTATTTGAATTAAGTAAAAACGATGACTTAGTAGCAGCTCCAGGTTTAGTAAATAAACTAAACTCTCAATCCCAACCATTAATAGTTAATCAATCAGCTCCTCAACAGCAATCTCAAGCTATTGATTACGATAAAATGGCTCAAGCAATGTCTAGAGTAAAAGTTCAAACAAACTTAGATGGAGTACGTGTATCAAGTGAATTACAAAAAGCTCCAATGGGGATAGCTACAAGAAAAATATAATTAATATTTATTATAAACATTAAAACATAATAACATGGCAAATCAAATTTTAGGACAAGAACAAACTTCTATTTTAGGTAATGGAGGAACAGTTCAACCTCAAGAACCACAATTAGTAGCTTCAAAATTACATTATGAATATTCTATTAATGGTAACCCTAATGTACCTAACAAACCTAGACCTTCACAATTAGATGATCGTGCTATAGTAAAATACATGGATAACTTACCAGGATAATAATGGCATTAAAAGACCTAAAATCTAATTTAAGAAATTTAAAATTCGATAAAGACACACCTGGTGGTGGTTCTAGTGGACTTCCTTATATTAAAGGAGGTTTACCTGAAGATTCACCTGCTGGAGAATATATAGCAGATTTAGCTAGATATAGTTCTAATGGTACAGTTAGAGGTGGTTTATTTTCTGTAGTATCTTCAACAACGGATACTATAAGAGTTTCTCGTTTTTTAAATGATTTTCCTAAAGGTCTCTTATTTACTTCTAAACAAATAGGATTAGCTAAATCTAATCCAAAAATTGAAACAGGAACTAGAGGTGATGTTTTAAATACTCAAGTATTTTCAAATTCTAATTTATTAGCTCAAATTTCAGTTCAAGGAACAGGAGAACATATTCCTTATTATGGGTTTAATACTAATAATCTTAGGAATGATGAAAATAAGTATGAAGAAATAGTTAAAAAGAAAAGTACTGATGAAAATAGGTTAGTTACTCTTTATAACAATAAAATATTAAGTACTCCACCTTTAGGGATAATAAACAACTTAAAAGAATTAGGTATACCTGATAATAATAAGAATGTATTATTTAATTATGAAGGAGGCCCAGGCTCTTCATACGGAGATGGAGTTACTTTTATACCTAGAGTAGTTGATACCACTAAAGCCCCTACAGGTCAAATCAATTTATCTCCTATAATTGATGTTAATAAATTATTAGGGTTTTCAAATAATAAAGATTTATTTAATAACCCTTTTATAGATATTTATCTAACTGAAAATATTGAATACCAACAAGGATATGGAGCAACAGCTGTAGATTTTATAAGACCTGAACAATCACCAGAAGGTTATACTTTTGGTAATACAATGGCTTATAGTAAATTATTAGCCTCAACTCCTGGAGTATTACAAGATTTTAGACAACAAACTAATGCTTCAACCTTAGCAGCTTCTGTTAGTTATTTTACTGGTGGACGTAATAATAAGGGTTTTAATAGAGAAACTAGAATTGGTTTAGGTAACCCTAGTTCAAGAACATCAGAGCAAAGAGATAATTTTTATGAAGAAAATTATGCTGGTCAAGATAGAGTAAATATGACTCCTATCTACAGAAGATCTATTAATATCCCTGTAGAACAAGATAGTGATGATGTCAGAGATTTAATTAAATTTGTTATAGAATCTATAGATAATGGTCACCCTGACCAAACCAATAGAATGCATTTTAGGGCTTACATCACCAATTTCTCAGATAATATTGGAGCGGATTGGAATAGTCAAAGATATATGGGTAGAGGTGAAAATTTCTACACTTACCAAGGATTTACAAGAGAGGTAGGATTTACTTTTATAGTAGCTGCACAATCTGTTCAAGAAATGGAGAAAATGTACCAAAAATTAAATTACTTAGCATCAACTTTACATCCTGATTATAGCCCAGGAGGATTTATGAGAGGTACTATCCATCAACTAACTATAGGAGAATATTTTTATAGAACTCCGGGTATTATTACCTCAATGAATATAACTGTAGAAGATGATTATTCTTGGGAAATTAAAATGAAACAACCTGAATTAAGAAATGAGAATGGTGATGTTGTGTTAATTGGAGATCAATTACAGATGGAATTGCCCCAAATCTTAAAAATCCAAATGAGTTTCAAACCTATAATGAATAGATTACCTCAAAAAGGATTCCAAGAACCTATAATAGTATCAGCTGGAAGAAATATAGGATCTTTAATAGCTAATAATTATTTAGAAAGAGATGATTTTAAAGAAGTAATTAAATCTTTTGGAGGTATACCAGTTGATACTGATGGTATCATTTCAAAAAAATAAAATATATTCAAAATTAAATTTGGCTCCATTAGGAGCCTTTTTTATTTTATATATTTATGCCTAAATAAACATTATGGCTAGTAGATATCAAATTATTTCAATAATAAAAAATGATACAGGAATACCATCTGAATCTGGTAATTCTATGTACGCTCCTACTTACTATCCTATTATAGAAGCCAAAGCGAATGATAATTATATTATAACTGGAACTGAAGATAGATTAGACCTTATAGCATACGATTTTTATGGAGACTCCACTTTATGGTGGGTAATAGCAATGGTGAATAATCTAGAAGGAGATTCAATATACCCTCCTACAGGAATTTACTTAAGAGTGCCTCAAAATATATCAGAAATTTTAAATAGTTATAATAAAACTAACATGTAATAAGTTATGGAGGCAAAAGACTATACTAACATAGCAGGATCACCTTTCCAACCCTTTGTAAAGCAACAAATTGAAGTAAGAAAAAATTTAGTTTCTAAAGAAAATAGAACCCCTAAAGATTTATTATGGTTAAATAATAAAAGTGCTTGGATAAGAATTAGTTCAGGTGCTAATGTAGAAGATGGTAATTTATATTTTACTGAAGTTGGAGATACCTTATCAAGAAAATATATTTTACAAGCAGGTTTAACAGATCATAGTAAAGTTATTGATCAAAAAGATAATATATTCGCTTTACGTGAAGGGTTAGGCCTTAATGGAGCATACGGTGTAGGAGGGACAGAAGATTTTGGATATAGACCTATGCCTGGGTTAACTGGGCTATCAATTAAAACTGGAGGTAAATTAGGTACTTTAAGAGAAGCAACAATAGAATTTACTTGTTATAATTTAGAGCAATTAAATATAATGGATGCCCTTTATATGAAATTAGGATTCAGTATTTTAATTGAATGGGGACACCTTCCTTATATTAATAATGATTATTCTTCTACTAATAAATTAGAAACTGTTCCTCAACTAATGGACTTCTATGGTATTAATAATAAAGAACAGTTAATGGAAGAGATTCAAAAAAGGAGAGTTATCCATGCTGGTAATTATGATGCTATGTGGGGTACTATTAAAAATTTTTCTTATTCTTTTGAAGGTAACGGAGAATTTAAATGTAAAGTAGATTTAGTAGGAGCAGGAGATATATTAGAATCATTAAAAATCAATCAATCAGGAACTTCAGGAGAATCTTCAACAAAAGATAAAGATGAAGAAATAGTAAATTCACCTTATCCAACAATAGCTGATCAAAATAAATCTAAATTAAATGAAGTTTTAAATAAAATCTTCACTAAAGATATTGAAACTGAAAGTAATAACTCTACTTTAACTTGGGATTATTCAGCTGAATATTATAACTTAATTAATCCATACTTTAAAAAATTAAATATATCTTTAGAATCAATGGAGTCTTATAATTCCAATACTGATTTTCTAGCAAAATATGGATACCAATATTCTTTAATAAATAAATCTAATACTGCTAAAGGTAATGGAAATGTTACAATTCCTATTCCTTGGATTAAAAAACCATTAAGTTTTTACTCAAAAGCTATCTTAGGTTACGATGTTGATGATGCGGGACTTGATACTGATATTAAAGAAAAGGGTTTACCTCAAGTTTACATAACCTTAGGTCATTTATTAGTTTTAATTATGGCTACAGGTGGTATATATGATAAATCTGAAAATAAACCTGATGCTCTTGCAAAACCTTACTTCTATATAGATGTCAACCCAGAAACTAATAGATGTTACACATTCCCCGGACATTGTTCATTAGATCCTACAGTATGTTTAATAGCTTCTGAAAAATTACCTTTTGGAATTGATTCAACTATTATAGATAAATTAAGAACTATGTATCCATTTTATGATGAAACTTCTCAAGATTATGGAGGTAAATTTATGTGGACATTAGTTAATATAAATTTTATAACTTCCACTTTAGCTAAATACCAAAAATCTAGTGCTAAAGGGGATATAATATTTGTAGATTTTGTCCAAGACATTCTATCAGGTATATCAAAAGCATGCGGAGGATTTAATGAATTTAGAATAGTACCAGATGATGACACTAGATGTGTTAGAATATTTGATGATAAAAGAAATACACAACCTTTAAAACCTGGATCTCCAACTCCTTATACAGTAATACCTGTTTTAGGTAAAAGTAGTTTAGCTTATAGTTTTAATTATACTTCTAAAATATCTCCTAATATGGCTTCACAGATAGTAATTGCAGCCCAAGCACAACCTGCGGGATTAGGAGAAGAAGCATTAGCATTTTCTCATTTATCTAAAGGATTAATTAATAGATTATCACCTGCTAGATCTACATCTACTTCAGATGAAAATCAAACTTCACTTCAAAATGATACTCAAGCAACAGAGGACAGATATATAGAATTAAGAACATTTATAGAAAATATATACAATGCCCAAGGCTCAGGAGATAAAGGTGCTAATGAGCAAGAAGCTATTGATAAGGCAGCTGAAACTAATGAACAATTAAGGGAAGCAGGAGTAAATGATGAATATTATAATACTGATGGAACAACAACATTCTCAGGCCCTAAATACTAAAAAATATGGCTTTAATATACAAATCAGAAAAATTTGACTCAAGTTTAAATACTTATAGGGAAACTTTTAATAACCCGGATAACATTCCTACAACTGAGGGGAATGAAAACCAGTATGATGCTTCAATTATAATACCATTAGATTTTAGTTTAGAAATGGATGGTATATCAGGTATTATACCTAACTCAGCTTTTGAAGTACCCGCTAACATTTTACCTAAAACTTACCTAACTAAAAAAGGAGAATCAAAAATTGGATTTATCTTGCATACAATAGACCATAATTTTAATAATAATAAATGGACTACTAAAATAACAGGCCAAACTATTAACTTAAGATTTGACCCATTATCTCCTGAAGAAATAGCAGCGAGAAAAGCTAGACAAGAATCTTTAAATAAGGTCAAAGATATTGAAAAAGATTTAAATACAGGAACTAATCTTACTTTCTTACCAGGATGTACTAAACAAGCTAATACTTTACTAACACAAACATCAGTTGTCTTTAATATAGGTTTAATTTCTAAAGCTGCTAAAGAATTTGGTATTACAGGTAAAAACGCTATTGCCGCTATGGTTGCTATAGCAGGAGGAGAATGTGGATTAATACCTAAATCTGAAGGGCATATTTATAAAGAAGCAAATTTAAGAAGAGTATTCCCTAACCTAAAAGAAGATCAAATTAAAAGAGCAACTGCAAAAGGTGTATCTAAAAAAACATTCTTTAGTATAGTTTATGGTGAATATGCTCCTAATAGAGTAGGTAATAGAAATGCAGCTGATGGTGGTTTATATTATGGTAGAGGATTTAATCAATTAACAGGACACGGAAATTATACAAATATTTCTAATAAATTAGTTAAAAAATATGGTAGTTCTTATAACATTTTAACTAACCCTGATAAAATGAATACTCCAGATGTAGCGGCTAAAGCTTTAGTAGCTTTTTATGTAGATAAAATGCAAGGAGTTGACCAAAACAGTGATAAATGGTTTACAACCGCTTTAGTTAAAACTGGAAATGATGCTAATGGTGGATATGCTAAGAAAAAAGAATATTATAGTTGTTTAATGAGTGATTTAAATTTTTTAATATAAACAATGCCTTACTTCCCTCAATCCCGAATAATAGAAAATCAAAAGGCCAATCCAGGTGAATTTACTTTACCTGATGGCTCTTCATATACAGGACTTTATTATATTACATTTAATGGTGAAACATTTTCAGGAGCTAATCCTTACACTCCTGGGAGTGTACTTTTAAATAGAGCTATCTCAAATAAAAATGAGGACCCTACTATTTCTGACTTAAATAATATAGATTATAATTCTTTAAAAAGTAATAAATTAGCTACTTTAATTGATCCTACTCCTTACACCCCAAAACCAACAGAAGAGGATTATAAAAAAGGTAAAATTACAAGATATTTTGCTAGACAAAGAAATGGTACTCAATTTAGAATAATGGAAATTAACCAACAAACTTATGATAATATGGTTAATAATAGAGGAGGCTTAAATACATCAATCTGGAAAGTAATCTCCATATTTTGGCAAATCTCAGGTCCTTTAAGAGATGAAAGAGTAGGTAATATTAGAACTAGAGCAGGTATAATAGATACAAATCAAAGAGTACTAGATAATGCCGAAAAAAATTTCATAGGTATAAAACAATACTTAACAGATTTAAAACAATTTGCAAAATAAATTTGGCTCCCATAGGGAGCCTTATTACATTATATAAAAATAAAGGTAAATGTTCTATATAGTCGAAACACAATCACAGTTACAAAGGTTACATCCGCAAGAGGAATGTTATATTAACGTTATTCCTCTTTCAAATAATTACCATCCTATATTAAGTGAAGTTAGTTTAATTTATTATAAGGTAAAAGATCAAAAAGGAATCATATTTCCTATCTCTCATAGTGAAGGGTTCTCATTAGATTTACAATTAGTAAAAGATTTTATCTTAAGGCATAAAACAATTTATGTATTAGATAAAAAACAAACTGCTCATTTATTAGGTGAGGATTTTTTAGGTGAACATGTTTTAGATATAAATCTGCTTTCACTATCCATGTCCCAATCCCCTCCGTATATACAAGATTTAGACACAAGCTTACACACTCATTTCTATCAAAAGTATGGAGATTTAAAGAACGTCAATTCTCTAATCCCAATTCCAAAACACTATGAGACTCAAGAAAAGATATATGAAAAGGTAGTAGGATTTTTAAGCTTAAAACACTATAACAGCTATTATAACCATGATTATGTTAAGGTGTTCTACGGTATCGAGAAACAAGGTATAGCGTTAGATTTAGCTGTTTTTGACATGAATTTCAAGCCTAAAAATGCCAAATTCAGTATAAAAGATGGTATAATTTATACTCAATATAACTTGTATAACTTTACATCAAGGCCTACAAATTCATTTAATAGTATTAATTTTGCCGCCTTACCAAAACATGGAGAAGCAAGATCCGCTATTGTGCCTCAAAACGATATGTTATTTGAATTTGATTATGAAGCATATCACCCACGAATTTTAGCGAAATTTATTGATTATGAGTTTGATAAAGGATCTGTCCATGAAAGTTTAGGGAAAATGTATTTCAAAACAGATGATTTAACAGAAGAACAATATCAACAATCCAAAGAATTAACATTTAAACAACTATACGGAGGAGTTTTTCAACAATATAAGGACATACCATTTTTCCAGAAAGTAGCTCAATATACAGATGAAATCTGGGAGACATATGAAACTAAGGGTAGGTTAGAATTAGTAGGAGGGAGAAAATTATTTGATATCGAGAATCCAACACCTCAAAAGCTGTTAAATTATAAACTACAATCTGGAGAAACTTTTTATAATGTTCGCTCTATAATTACATTACAGGAATATTTGGCTACTAAGAAAAGTAGCATTATATTATACACATATGATTCAGTATTAATAGATTATAGTAGAGATGATGGAAAAGAAACTCTAAGAGAAATAAAATCATTATTAGAATCTTCATTTGGTTTTAAAGTTAAGGCAAAATACGGAAATAATTACAATAATCTAAAATAAAACATGAGCAATTTACAGGCAGAGCTTCCTTCATATATTTATCTACAACATAACATGGCAACCCCATTTAATCTAGATAAAGATTACATGAATAAATTATTCTGCACATTTTCAAGCAAGAATGAATTAGAAATTACATTAAATTCTATTCAAAATCAATACAATATCCTATTTAATAAGATATTTGTTTTATATATAGAGTCAACTGATGAGTACGTTTGTACTTATAATGTTGATTCCGTTAATATGTCTAACTCATTATTAGAAAATACTATCCTATTACATAGAAAGAAAGAATCTAATACCTTATATACAATCAACGCTTTAAACGATTTGATCAAATCATTAAACTCAGGTGTTTTAGATACCTCTTTTATGATAAATTGGAACGATTATAAAAATTGTATATTACTTACTCACGCAGGTGATTTAAGAAAATTAGATACAAAGATCTTTAAAATAATTACTTTATAGAAAATATTTGGGGTCCTCGATCCTGTTCATTATATTTATATTAAATAAGTTTTAACCATTAAATTTTAAAAAGTTATGAATGTAGACTTGATTAAAAACAAGTTAACTGAGTTATCTTCTCCTAAAGGTAGTAACTCAAACAAGAAAGATGAAAAAGCGTTAAGCTTTTGGAAACCTACAATTGGTAAACAATTAGTAAGATTTGTCCCATCTAAAAACAATCCAGACAACCCATTTACAGAATTGTACTTCCATTATGGAATTGGGAAAAGAACAATTATTTCACCATTAAATTTTAGTGAAAAAGATCCAATTGTAGAATTTGCTAAAGAATTACGCAAAACTAAAGAACCTGAAAATTGGAAATTAGCTAAGAAATTAGAGCCTAAAATGAGAGTTTTCGCTCCTGTTATTGTAAGAGGTGAGGAAGACAAAGGTGTTCGTTTATGGGAATTTGGTAAAGAAGTTTATCAATCTTTATTATCATTAGCTGCTGATGAAGAAGTAGGTGATTTCACTGACATCTTAGAAGGTAGAGATATTAAAGTTGAAACAGTAGGACCTGACTCAACAGGTACAACTTACAACAAATCAAAAGTATTACCAGCATTAAAAACATCAACTTTATCTGATGACAATGCTGAAGTAGAAAAATGGTTAGGCACTCAACCAGATCCAGTTTCATTCTATAAGAAATATACTTTTGAAGAGATTAAAGGGTTCTTATCTGAATGGTTAAACCCAGAAGAAGCATCCGAAGAAGCTCCTTCATCAGAACAACCACAAAAAGAAGAAGGAGGTTTATTTGATGGCCCTGCTACAAGTTTTGAACCAACAGGATTTAAATTAGAATCATCTAAACCAATTGCTAACAAAGCATTTGCTGCTCCTAAAAAAGAAACTTTCGCCGCAGACGAATTCGAAGATTTATTTAACGAAGAATAATAATGGCTAAACAAAAAACAGAAAGCCTTTCCGGTAAAGTCGGAAAGGCCATTACTGGCACCTTCTCACTTGATAAGTTTAAAAAAGGTAAAAATCTAGGACAAAGTTCATCTAACTTTAAACCTCAAGCTTGGATTAATTTTTCTGAGCCTGTAAAAGAAATGTTAGAAATGCCTGGTATTCCTAAAGGACATATCACTTTAGTTAGAGGTCATAGTAATACAGGTAAAACTACCTTATTAATTGAAGCCGCTATTGAAGCTCAAAAGACACAAGTATTACCTGTTATTATTATCACTGAGATGAAACATAGCTGGGAACATTGGTCAGCAATGGGATTTGATTTAGGTGAAACAGTCGATGAGGAAGGAAATAAAGAATATAATGGTTTCTTCTTATATGCAGATAGAGAACAATTACAATCTATTGAAGATGTAGCTTCTTTTATTGCTGACTTATTAGATGAACAGAAAAAAGGTAACTTACCTTATGACTTATTATTCTTATGGGATTCAATCGGTTCTATACCATGTCAAATGTCTATAGATAAGAATACTAACTCTCCAATGTGGAACGCAGGAGCAATGTCTCAACAATTTGCTAATTTCATCAATCAGAGAATTATTATGTCTCGTAAAGAATCACAATCTTATACTAATACAATGCTTTGTGTAAATAAAGTATGGGTAGAACCAGCTTTAATGCCAATGGCTCAACCTAAATTAAGAAATAAGGGAGGTGATAGTATGTTTTTTGATGCTTCATTCATTATCACATTTGGTAACGTAACTAGTCCTGGTACTCAAAAAGTTAAAGCTACTAAAAATGGTAAAGAAATTGAATTTGCACTTAAAACTAAAGTTTCTTGTGATAAAAATCACGTAACAGGAGTTACAGCTAAAGGAACTATTGTAAGTACCGCTCACGGGTTTATTAAAAATTCACCTAATGAGATTCAAAAATATAAAAAAGAACACTCTAAAAATTGGGCTAATATTTTAGGAAGCGATGATTTCGATATCGTGGAAGAAGAAAACCTTGATTTCTTAGGAGTAGACACATCAGAAGTTTAATTATGAGTTATAAATCACTTTTAGATAATATAAAAGAAGATACAACTACCGAAGCCCTACATTTAAATAGTAGGGTTTTGTTAGTTGACAGTATGAACACGTTCATGAGATCATTTGCTGTTATTAACAGTATGAATACTCAAGGAACCCATATTGGAGGTATGGTTGGTTTTTTAAGATCATTAGCTTACGCTGTGAATTTAATTCAACCTACAAGAGTAATATGTGTATTTGATGGTGAAGGTAACACAACCAATAGAAAAAATTTATACTCTGATTATAAAGGTAATAGAAAATTAAAACGTATCACTAACTGGTCTTCATTTGATGATTTAGCTGATGAATCAGCTTCAATGTCTCAACAAATGTTAAGATTAGTGGATTACTTACATCAACTACCTGTAAGTATCATAACTCGTGATAAATTAGAAGCCGATGATATAATCGGTTATTTAGCCCCTAAATTTGACCAAGCTGTTATTATGTCAGCCGATCAAGATTTCTTACAATTATGTAGTGATAGTATTCAAGTATACTCTCCTATTAAAAAGAAATTTTATGGTCCTAAAGAAGTATTTGATGAGTATGGATTATGGCCTCAAAACTTTATTAACTATAAAGTATTAATGGGTGATACTTCAGATAATTTACCTGGAGTAAAAGGATTAGGTCCTAAAAAATTATTTAAACTCTTTCCTGAATTAGTTGGGGAAGAAAAAGTAACTCTAAAAGAAATAATTCAGAAGGGTTATGATAAAAATGAAGAAAACGGAATTTATGGTAATGTATGGAATTTTAGACAACAATTAATAGTTAATGAACAATTAATGTCTTTAGAAGATCCTAACATCCCTGATTACGATATAGAAGTATTAGAAAAATTATTAACAACTGAACCATACTCATTAAATCAGGCTAGATTTTTACAGTTACATAGTTCCGATCTATTAGAGAGACAAATCTCCCCCAACGTAGAGTTTTGGATTCAGAATAATTTTTTATATCTTACAAAATATAAACACAAATAAAAGTTATGGAAGACGAATTAGAAAATTGGCAAAGAGTTCAATATAGAATGGACGAAGAAGGAATTGGTTATTGTTTTGAAGGCTATAGTGATTGGAAAGAAATAAAAGATGAAAAGTTCCATGAATTGAGATTAGGTTTTTTAAAATCAATGAATGATTTAAGAGAATATGTTAACAATCAAGTAGAAACACTTGAATCTAAATAAAAGTTATATAAATGGTTGCATTTGCTAGTCTAAAAGATTATGGCCCAACATTTCAAGTAAAGGTCATAAGTTCTTTATTAAAAAACAAAAATTTTCTACTTAACGTAAGAGACATTACAGATGAAGCTCATTTTGAACATCCTGGTATTAAATGGATTTTAACAGAAACCTTAAAATACTTTGATAAGTTTCACACAACACCAACACTTGATACTTTAAAAATTGAGGTTAAAAAAATTGATAATGACATTTTACAGACTGCTGTAAAAGAACAGTTAAAATTGATTTACACTACTCAATATGATGATCAAGAATATGTTGAAGAAGAATTTGCTAATTTCTGTAAAAACCAATTACTAAAAAACGCATTACTTGATTCAGTAGATTTATTAAAAAGTGGTCATTATGATGATATCAGATTATTAATTGATAATGCTTTAAAAGCAGGTTCTGATAAGAATTTAGGTCATGAGTATATTAAAGATATTGAAGATAGATATCGTTCTGAAAGTAGAAAAGTAGTACCTTCACCTTGGCCTCTAATTAATGATTTATTACAAGGTGGATTAGGTAATGGAGATTTTGGTTTAATATTTGGTGGTCCTGGAGGAGGAAAATCATGGGCCTTAGTAGCGTTAGGAGCATTTGCAGCTCAATTAGGTTATAAAGTAATACATTATACTTTAGAATTAGGCGAAGCTTATGTTGGTAAGAGATATGACGCTTTTTATACTAATATAAGTGTTAGTGAAGTAAGTTCTAATAAGGATAAAGTTATAGAAGCTTTAAAAGACATGGAAGATAATGTTATTATCAAAGAATTTGCACCTAAAGTAGCATCACTTACTACTATTAAATCTCATATCCAGAAAACAAAAGATTTAGGTTTTAAACCAGATTTAATCTTAATTGATTATGTTGATTTATTAAAAGCTCCATCTAAACGTAATAGAGATAAAAAAGAAGAAATTGATGATCTTTATTATGGTACTAAAGGATTAGCTAAAGAATTAGATTTACCAGTTTGGTCTGTATCTCAAGTAAATAGAGCAGGTGCTAAAGATGAAGTAGTTGAAGGAGATAAAGCAGCAGGTTCTTATGATAAAATGATGGTTATTGATTTTGGTATGTCTCAATCTAGATTAAGAAAAGACAAAACTAATGGGACTGGAAGATTTCATATTATGAAAAACAGATATGGAATGGATGGAATGACATATTTTGCTGAAATTGATACTTCAACAGGTCACATCATAATGGACGAAAGGGAGTTCATTGAAGAATCTCCATCTGAAAGTAATAAATCTCCATTCGGAGGAATCACAGATAGTGAGAAAAACACAATGGGAAATTTATTCAAAAATTTCAGCTTATCAGATAATAACACTTAATATTTATAGACCCATCTTTTAAAATTTAAAGAAAAAACATGAGAGACATTACAAAAGAAAGAGTGGTTTATAAACCATTTGAATACACTGAAGCACATGACTTCTGGTTAAAACAACATCAAGCGCATTGGCTTCACACGGAAGTTCCTATGATGTCTGATGTAAATGATTGGAAACAAAACCTATCAGAAACCGAAAAAAACATTATAGGTTCTATTTTAAAAGGTTTTGCTCAAACTGAAACAGTAGTAAACGATTACTGGACAAATTTAGTTACATCTTGGTTCAGAAAGCCAGAAATTATCAAAATGGCTGTTACTTTTGGAGCCTTTGAAACAATTCATGCCGAGGCTTATTCATTATTAAACGAAGAATTAGGATTAGATAACTTTTCTGAATTTTTAGAAGATGAAGCTACAATGGCTAAGATTCAAGGTTTAATGGATGTAAGAGATTCACATACTGGTGAAATTGATTGGGCTGAAAGAGCCAAATCATTAGCAATATTTTCAGCATTCACTGAAGGAGTAAATTTATTTTCATCATTTGCAGTTTTATTATCTTTTAAACTTGATAATAAAATGAAAGGAGTGGGAACTATAGTAGAATGGTCAATTAGAGATGAATCATTACATTCAGAAGCAGGATGTTGGTTATTCAGAACTTTAATGCAAGAAAAACCTGAACTTAATACATCTGAATTAAAAAAGGATATTGAGGAAGCAGCTAGATTATCTTTAAAACTAGAACTAGACTTTATTGATAAAGTCTATGAAATGGGGGATTTACCAAGTTGCCCTAAATATGATCTAGTATCATTTATTAAATATCGTACTAACACTAAAATGCAAGACTTGGGTTACGAATCTATTATCACTGATGTGGATCAAGAAGCTGTAAAAAGAATGAAATGGTTTGATAGTCTATCAGCTGGTAAACAACACACCGATTTCTTCAGCACAAGGGTGACTAATTACTCAAAAGGAACACAAAATTGGGATGTTAGTGATATATTTTAGTCTACTATTTGTCCTTTTAGTATATTTATAATAAAATCATAAGTATGAGAACTAAAAAATGTACTAAATGTAAAGAGATTAAAAATGTTGATGAATTTTATTGGAGGAAAACAAGAAATAATTTTTCACCAAAATGTAAAATTTGTTGGACTGAAGATTCTATAACATATAATCAAAACCATAAAGAAGAAAGACAAGAATATTTAAAAGAATGGGTAAAGGATAATGATGATTATCGTAAATATCAAAGAGAATATAAACGTAAATCAACACCTCAAAAGAAAATTATTTTTAATTTACGAAATAGAGTATATAAATTAATGTTAAAAGAAACCCAATCTCAAAAAACCTTAGAACTTATAGGATGCTCAAAAGAAGAATTTATGAACCATTTAGAAAAACAATTCACTTCAAAAATGAATTGGGATAATTATGGAACATATTGGGAAGTAGATCATATATTACCTCTAAGTAAAGGAGGAACAATCCATTGGTCTAATTCTCAACCATTAACTATATCAGAAAATAGGAAAAAAAGTAATAAAATATAAAAATAAATTAATTAAATATAAATGGATAATAATAGTTTAATGTCAAATATAGATGAATGGGTAATTGGTCGTGACTATCCTGAATGGATGGACGAAATATCATTAGCAACAATTAGCAAGGGATACTTGTTACCAGGAGAAACACCTAAAAAAGCATACAGAAGAGTAGCAGCAGCTACTGCAATGAGATTAAACAGACCTGATTTAGAAAATAAATTCTTTAAAATTATTTGGAATGGTTGGTTAGGTTTAGCATCCCCAGTTTTATCAAACATGGGTACAGATAGAGGTTTACCAATTTCATGTTTTGGTGTAGATACACCGGATTCTATACGAGGAATAGGCTTAACTAACGCTGAACTAATGAAGTTGACATCTGTTGGTGGAGGAGTAGGTATTAGTTTATCTCGCATTAGACCACGTGGAAGAGAAATTAAAGGTAATGGTAAATCTGAAGGAGTAGTGCCTTGGGCTAAAATTTATGATTCAACTATTATTGCTACTAATCAAGGTAATGTTAGAAGAGGAGCAGCATCTGTTAATTTAGATATTAACCATTTAGACATTGATGAATTTTTAGAAATTAGAAGACCAAAAGGTGACCCAAACAGACAATGTTTGAATTTACATCAATGTGTTGTTGTAGATGATGCCTTTATGAGAAAATTAGAATCAAGAGACCAAGCATCAATGGAACGTTGGGCTAAGATTTTAAAAGCTAGAATGGAAACAGGAGAACCTTACATTATGTTTAAAGATAATGTGAATAAAGCAAATCCTATCGCTTATATGATGAATAATCTTGATGTTTCAATGACTAACATTTGTACTGAGATTACTTTACATACAGATGAAGAACATTCATTTATTTGTTGTTTATCTTCATTAAATTTAGCTAAATATGATGAGTGGAAAGATACAGATACAGTTCAATTAGCAATTTACTTCTTAGATGGGGTAATGCAAGAATTTATTGAAAAAACAAGTGGTAAAGAAAGTATGGTTAGAACTAATAACCACGCTAAAAAAGGTAGAGCATTAGGATTAGGAGTAATGGGATGGCATACATTCTTACAACAAAAAGAATTACCATTTAATTCAATTGCATCAACTGCTCACACTCACAATATCTTCAGTAAAATTAAAAATGATGCAGAAGCTGCTTCAAGACAGTTAGCTGTAGAGTATGGAGAACCATTATGGTGTAGAGGTACAGGAATGAGAAATACTCACTTATTAGCTATTGCACCTACAGTATCTAACTCAGTAATTACAGGAGGAATTTCAGCAGGAATTGAACCATTACCAGCTAACATTTATACTTTTAATGGTGCTAAAGGTACTTTTATTAGAAAAAATAAAGTGTTAGAAAACATGTTAGAAAGTAAAGGTCAAAATAAAGATGAGTATTGGGACCAAATGTTAAGAGACAATGGTAGTGTATTAGGTTTACCGGATAGTGTTTTATCACCTGATGAAAAGGAATTATTTTTAACATTCCCTGAAATTAATCAGTTAGAATTAGTTAGACAAGCTGCTATTAGACAAAGATATATTGATCAAACTCAATCTTTAAATTTATCATTTGACCCTAATGATTCACCAAAATGGATTAATCAGGTTCACATGGAAGCCCATAAATTAGGTATTAAAACACTTTATTACTTAAGAACTGATTCAGTAATTAAAGGTGATTTAGGATCACGCCAAGCTGAGTGTAATTCATGTGATGGATAGAATTAATTTATTATTTTTAAAAAGAAAGCCCCTATATTAGGGGCTTTCAATATTTATTGTAAATAATGTTTATATAAATCTGTTTTATTAACTAGGTTATCCTAATTTAACTTAAATAAAAATATTATGGCATTTAAAGACATTTTTAAAAAATCAAGTGATTATAATGAAAAAACTATAATAGGTTTTCTTTCATTCACAGTTATGGTAGGAGCAATTGTAGTAGACTTGGTAACAGGTTACTTAGGGAGAGCATTAGAATTAAATGAATATATATTTGATGCTTTTATGTACATTACATTAGGGTCATTTCTTCCTGATGTAATTGAAAAATTTGCTGGTTTTAGAGGAAATAAAAAATCTGAATAAAACCAAAAATCTTGAAAAACTTAAATGAATTTATACCTGCATTTTTAAATGGAGGGTGGGTAGTATTACTAATAGGTGCAGCAGGAATGATTGCCCGATTAGTGACTTCTTCGTCCCCTGAAGAAACTAGCGCTAATAATATTGTTAAAAATATCATAGCTGCTATGATTACCTCTCTATTAGCTTGGTTTATCCTAGAACAATTTGAAATAGGTTCCTTATATAAGGCTTTAATCTATGGTTTAGGCGGGTTAAATTCACCAGAAATCTTAAGTGGAATTTTAAAAATATCCACATCATTCTCAAATAATCCTGGTGAGTTCCTTTCAAACATAAAATCAGGTAAAGTACAAACACCTTCTAAAAGGAATACGAAAGTTACAAAAAGACCAGTTAAAAGAAAATAATCATATGAACAATCAAAAAACATTTATGTTAGTTCTAACCTCAATCGTTTTACTTATTGCAGGTTATGGAATTTATGTAGAGAAGAATATTAAAGCTTCTGCTACAACAATCTTAGAGGATAGGCTAAAACCTGTACCTCTTATCTCTCACAGATTTGATTACTACGGAACTACTATCCAGGATAACTTTTCAAGTAATGTAGTTAACTATGAACAATTACTAGCCAATAGAGGGGAAATGGAAAGAGTAAAGAGAGAAACAGAAGAAGGTTGGAATGCTTACAAAGAAACTTACTTAACTCCTGAAGAAGCAAAATTAGTAGAACGTGCTCAAAAAGGAATGGATGAGGCTGATGCTTTGGTTAGTTTATTATTAGAAAAAGCAGTTACTGATAGAAAAGCAGTAGATAGTATTCTAAAAACTGGAATATTAAATGAAAAAATTACTCCTGTACTTGACGATACCAATGCTTTAATGGATTTACAAACTGAGGTTGGTAAACAAGAAACTATCAAAATGATTGAATTACTTAAAAACTTTTCAAATTTTATGATGGGTGCCTTAGCTTTAGCAATTGTATTGTTAGGTTCTATAGTATACCCAATGATAAAGAAGCCAAAAGAACAACCTAAAACAAGAAGAAAAGCTCCTGTTAAAAAACCAGCGGCTAGAAAAACAACACCTAGAAAAACTGTTAAAAAATAATGAAAAAACTTTTTATCTTTTTTATATTTTTAATATCTTTTATGAGCTATTCTCAAGCTAAATATTATGTATGTTTTGCTCCAAATATAGCTTTTAATTCAACCACCCAAGATCCTAAAAACTTATTAGGATGTAACATAGAAATAGGTAAGTATGTAGGAAATACCTCTATAGGAATTACAACAGGCCTATTTTCCATAGAAAGCAAATCACTATATTCAGAATTAATTGTCACTGTACCTATAAGTAAAGAATATCCAATTTCAATGTCAGCAGGAGTAGGATGGTTTTATTTCCAAAAAGATATTACAATGGAATATGATATTAACTATACCTTTAGTATCAAAGATGATCTATCACTTATAATAACATTAAATAATCAAAGTGCCTTTGGTACTACTTCACAAGCTTTTTGCATAGGATTAAATAAGGATTTTTAATTGAATATTTATTACAAATAAAAACCATATAGTATGAGTTTAACATCATTACAGACTAAAATTGGAGTAACAGCTGATGGAGCTTTTGGTCCAGGTACAATGAAAAAAGCAATGGAGTTTTACAAATTAACTCCAATAAGAGCAGCACATTTCTTTGCACAAACCTCTCACGAAACAGGAGGTTTTAAAGCATTTTCAGAAAATTTAAATTACTCAGCACAAGGTCTTCAAGGGATATTTGGAAAATACTTCCCAGGCAATTTAGAAGAATCTTACGCTAGAAATCCTGAGAAAATTGCTAATAGAGTTTATGCTTCAAGAATGGGTAACGGTGATGAAAAATCAGGAGATGGTTGGAAATTTAGAGGAAGAGGTGCTCTTCAGTTAACTGGAAAAGATAACTATAAGGCATTTTCAGACTACTTAAAGAAACCTGAAATCATGACTAACCCTGACCTAGTGGCTACAACTTATTCATTTGAATCAGCAATGTTCTTCTTTGATAAAAACAAATTGTGGTCAATCTGTGATCAAGGAATCAATGATGCAGCTATATTAGCTCTTACAAAAAGAATTAACGGTGGTACTCACGGGTTAGAAGATAGAAATCAAAAAACTAAAAAGTATTACGAATTTGTAAAGTAGTTGTATATAGCATGAAAACATCACTTATAATCATATTAACATTGACAACAGCTTGCGCATTTATAGGTTCCTACTTTATGGAACTTACAGCAGATAACATCGAACAGTACCTTTCAGTAGCATTTGTAGTATTTGCTGATGGTTTTTTTGGTGTATGGGCAGGCACAAAGGCAAAGGGTTTCCAAACTTGTAAAGCATTAAAAGTACTAAGAACCTTTGGATTCTGGGTGGTAATGCTATCTGCTATATTAACTATAGAGAAAGGATTTACTGGAACATCATGGTTAAGTGAAACTATTATGGCTCCATTTTTAGTATTCCAATTAATTTCTATTTTCAAAAATGCTTCAATGGTAGGTATAGTAAAAAATGAGTTACTTATACAAATTTTAGACAAACTAGACAAACATAAAGGTGAAAGAGATAACAGCAATTAACAAGCAAAATATAGTGTTAGCTATAGTGGCAGGACTATTAATATGGAACCTTATCAATACTAGAGGAATTTCTACAGATGTTAAACAATACAAAAAGCAGATAGAGCTAATAGAAACAAAAGTAGACTCTGCAAAAACTATAGACAAAACTATAACAGTAAAGATAGACTCAGTCCAACAAAGAGTGTTTGGAATTTCAAAAGAAATTCACTATATTGATAAGAATATAAACATAATAAAAAAACAAACAGATGAAAAAGTTAGTAGTTCTAATAGGTTTTCTAATGCTGAGCTTGAGCAGTTTTTCTCAAACAGATACAACCAAAGTAGTAATTCCAACTAAGACTGCTAGACTTATAGTAGCAGATCTTATCAGATATGATGGATGTAAATTTGAATTGGAACTTACTAAAGAGAAGATAACAAAACTTCAAGAAAGAGAGGCACAGAAAGATACCATCATAAAATTATTAAATGATAAGGATGAGAATAATAAATTCATCATTCGTCAACAAGAATTACAAATAGGTCAATATGAACATCTAACAGATGATCTTCACAAAGAATTAAAATCAGCTAAACGCTCTAGTTTTTTCTGGAAAGCAGGAACAATGTTAGGAATATTCACCTCAGTAGTACTTTTAATAAAATAATAACTTAAAATAAAATGGATAAAACTAAATTAAAAAATCTTATTAAAGAGGTAATTAAAGAGGCCTTAGAAAACCCAAAATCTTTAAATGAAAGAGGCCCAGACAAATATGTAGGTAAATATAAAGGCGTTAACATGTATATAGATGATGAAGGTAATTATTACATAAAAGGTAAACAAACCAATTTCACACCGGTAGCCATTAAAGATTCAGAAGGTACTCAAAGAAGTGATCAAGAAATCAGACAAGATGTTTTAGCGGCTCAAAAACAATCTTATAAAGATTGGAAAATGGATATGAGATATGGTAATTATTAAATAAAATAAGTTTGGCTTCCTAGGAAGCCTTTCTTATATTACCTCAAAATAAAAGTTATGATTTATAATCCATCCTTATCTGAAGCTCAATTAGAAAAAGAATTTTCTAAATTACGTAAACTCAAATACAACCAATTTAGATGGTGGAGAATGTATGATAACCCAAAACCACCAAAACCAAAACAATCACCATTAATTGATAAAATTAAAAATGGTGATTTTGATTACTCTCATTATCGTTTTCAAGCTATGTGGTGTGAACATGAAATGAATAAAATCTACAAAAAAATTGGCCCTGAAGACATGGGTCGTTTTGTAGAAGAAACTTCATTACTTCGTACTAGAAGAAAACGTTTATTAGAAGATTATTTTAAAGATGAAGATGAAAAGTTAGAAGAAATAACTATTAATTTTTCCCGAACTTTTAGATTACCTAAAGAAGAAATAAAAGAACTTATGGCCTCGTTTGGGGGAACATTAGAAGAAATGTATATTCATTTAGAAAAAAAGCACCCATACAATCAATTTTATTTACCAAAATCATTAAAACATTTACAATCACGTTATGATTTTTAAAAATACTTATAGTCCCTTATCCATTATCAATATTTATAATAAATTGATATTATGGAAAATAAACATTATTTATATTACCATTTTAATCCTATTACTAAAAAATTATTTTATGTAGGAGTAGGATATAAAAATAGAGCATATACTTTTAAATGGGGGAGAAGTAAACATTATTGTAATTATATAAAAAAACATGGTGATCCCATTGTTATTATTAGATATCAAAATTTAGAGGTTGACTATGCTTATGAATTAGAAGAAAGGCTAATTAAGAAATTTGGTAGAGTTGGAATAGAACCTAATGGAATATTAATTAATAAAAGCAGTGGAGGTAAAACTTCTGGAAATGGAGTTAAACAAATTAGAAACCCTGAATGGAATTCTAATATATCTAAAGCTAAAAAAGGAAAACCGCAGCATAATGAATTAGGTAAAAAAGCAATAGGAAATAAAAATAGTAAACCTGTTAATCAATATGATTTAAATGGAGTATTTATTAAAGAATGGAAATCCCAATTAGAAGCATCAAAATGTTTAAATATAAATTATCAAAGTATAAATAATTGTGTAATGGGGTTATCAAAATCCGCTGGCAATTATATATGGAAATTAAAAACAAATAAAAAATAAAATTTATGAAAGTATCACATGAAGTCCCAATCTCATTATTTGAATATAACAATGAATGGTCAGACTATGATTATTGTCTCCCTATATTTATGGATAAGTATCCTGAATATAGACAATATTTTTTAGACCAAAGAGAACGAGATCGTTTTATAATAATGGATAATTCTTTATTTGAGGGTTATTCCCACACAACTCAGGATCTTTTAGAAAAAATCCAATTAGTTCAACCTGATATTTTTATTGTTCCTGATGAATGGAATGATTCAATAATCACGGCTAAAAACGCCAAATATTGGAAGCAATTCACATTACCCGAACGTACCAAATTAATGGTAGTATTGCAAGGTAAGACCGTAAATGAAATACATTTATTGTACCAAACATGTGTAGACTTAGGTTACACACATTTTGCATTTAACCATTCTTCTATTGTGTACCAAGAATTAGGAGGATCCGAGAATCCATTAGCTAACCAATCAGTTGGTAGAGTAATGTTAATTGAATATTTGAGATCACAAAATGTTGTTAAAGATTACCATTACATACATTTGTTAGGATGTTCAACTCCTCAAGAATTTACTTATTATAGAGATAACTGTCCTGATTTAATCAACTCAGTTGACACTTCAAACCCAATTATTGTAGGAGCTTTAAACCAAAGATATTCAGATGTTGGGTTATTAACAAAACCTTCAAATAAAATTGAAGAGTTTATGGAAAAAGATTTGTCTTCCTCATTAGAAGATATTATATTTAATGTAAATAAATTTAAAGAATTTTGTAATGGAAGATAAAATGATGTCATTGTATGACTTTTTAGGTTATGCTGCTGGTCAAGAATTAGGAGGTTTAGTGTGTAAGACTGCTGTGAAGTTAAAAGAACCTATCCAAGAGAGAGAAATTACTAATACTAGATATAAAGGTAAAGTTCATCTTTATAGAAAAGAATTTCTAGAAGAGTACTTTAGGCTGAAAAAAGAAGCAGATTATGAACCTTCTATAGGGGATCGTCAAGATTATCAATTATAAAATAGCGTTTGCCTATACGCTTAAAATACCTGGCTTATTTAAAATTATAAATTATGTCTAAAAAACATGTTGTAGTATCACTTTCAGGTGGTATGGACTCAAGTACTTTGTTACTTAGATGTCTAAAAGAGTATGATACAGTTACGGCTATTAGCTTTGACTATGGTCAAAAACACAGAGTAGAGCTAGAGAGAGCTCAATCATTAGTAGAGTATATTAGAAGTACTTTCTTTACTAATATGGAAAAATCAAATCCCAATATTTCATTTACTCCTCCTGGATTATATGGAGGTAAAGATGAAAGTGTTATTAAGTACCGTCAAATCAAATTAGACGGATTAGTTGATTTATTAGATTCAGCTTTAGTAACAGGAGGAGAAGATGTACCAGAAGGTCACTATGCAGAAGATAATATGAAAGCAACAGTTGTTCCTAACAGAAACAAGATATTTGCTTCTATTACTCAAGCAGTAGCTTTATCAGTTGCAAATAGAACAGGAGAGACTTGTGACATTGCAATGGGTATCCACGCAGGTGATCATGCAATATATCCAGACTGTAGACAAGAATTCAGAGATGCAGACGATGCAGCTTTTAGAATGGGTAACTGGGATGCTGAAAGAGTAGGTTATTTTACACCTTACTTACAAGGAGATAAATTTACCATCTTACAAGACGGAGAAGTACTATGTAAAGAGTTAGGATTAGATTTTAATGAAGTTTATAAAAGAACTAATACTTCTTATAAGCCAATTTGGATACCAGCTCCTGTAAATCAAGAATGGTTAGAAAACGAACTATTAGCAAAAATTGGTACAGAAGAAGAACTAATTAAAACTCACGAACATTACGTAGGTGAATGGTACTCAGACTATAAATCAGCTTCATCAGTTGAAAGAGTAGAAGCATTTATTAAACTAGGAAGAAAAGATCCAGCACCTTATGCAGACGAAACAGGACCAGTAACATGGGAACATGTAGTAGCGGAAGTAACAAAAGTATTAGATAACCATAACAAATAAAATTATGTTTGAAGCAAGCACAAACCTAGTAAACGGATACTCAGGTACCACAATAACAACTAACACCTTAGGAACACCTTATATTAGAACAACAAGTAATTTAGGCTTATCACAAGCAGTCACAAATCAAAATAATATGACAAAACAAGTAAAAGTAGCAGTATTTACTATAGAAAGAAATGATAAAAATGAAGTTATTTCTTCAAAATTTATTAAAGAATTATGGGTTGAACAAAAGAATAGTTCATCTATTGAATTAGCAGTATCTAAATTTTTAGAACCTGATTTTGACCCAGAAACAATTGTAATAAAAATACTCTATACTGCTTTATTTTAATATGGGACTTTATAGAAAGAAACCAGTTGTAATTGAAGCAGTTCAATTAAGAGACTTAGAAGTACGTACCTTAATGGCACTTCAAAACTTTGCTGGATTAGGTAATGATATTTTTCGAGTTGAATCAGATGGTATTGTAATTAAAACTCTAGAAGGGGATATGAAAGCTTCAATAGGTGACTTTATCATTAAAGGCATACAGGGAGAATTTTATCCATGCAAACCAGATATTTTTGAAAAAACTTACGAAGAAGTTTGGGATTAACAAAAAAATTTCATATATTTAAGTATAAATTAATTAACAAATAAAAAAACAAAAAATGAAAAAAGTATTTTTAGTATTAGCATTAGTAGCAACAGTTTTAGTATCTTGTAATCAAGTAAACACAGCTGAAACATCAACATTAGATTCAACAGCAGTAGTAGTTGATACAGTACAAGTTGATTCAACATCAGTTGACACAGTAGCAGTAGATACTACAGCTACAAAGTAATTACCAACGCTCGCTGTTAATTGAGAAGTAGAGTGTATTAATTTCCGAACAAGGGTTAATAGTAGGAAGAGCTCACTCATTGCACTCAATCAGTAACCCTGAAAGACCAAGGTTGGTAATAAAAAAGAGTCGATTGGTGTAAGTGGGAATAAATACCACATTAGAGTAACATCGAGGCTGCCTCGGGATGAGGGTTCGAATCCCTCATCGACTCCAAATTAAAAACTACTTGAGTAAGCGGATATGGTCAATCAACAGTCCGAAGAAGGTACAGGTAAATCAATATGAGATAGGGATGGCCGAGCCCAGATAGGTAAGTAGGAAGTTAGTGTTTTTTAGGAGGATTGAATTAGTTTTTAACATTAACGAAAATTAGTCAGGTGGGCGTAATGAGGGATGGTGCCCGAATCCATGAAATAATGGTTGCTTATCCGGTTCGAGTCCGGCCCTGACTACAAATTAAACTACCGTTCTTTGAAATAAACTAAATATAACTATGGAACAAATTTTAGCATTTGTTTTAGGTGTTAGTGCAGTTGCCTTTGTATGGGTAGTTGTGGTAGCGTTTAAGACAGCAAGCAAAGTAAAGGGATTTGAAAAACAATTCCAATCTATATACACATCTTTAATTAACAGAGATGAATTAGTAAATCGTAGAATAGACGAAGAAATCAACAGAGTAGATCTAATCTACAGCGAATGTAACAGACATACAGACTCCAGAGTAGATAAATTAGAAGCAAAAATCTTATCAGTTAATAAGGATGGTTGCAAACCTGTTAAGAAAAAAAAATTAATAAAAGGATAAATTAATCCGAAGAACGGTAGTAAAATATTTGGCTTCCCAAAAAGAAATTATTATATTAAGTTATATTAAAAAAAGAAAAAATAATTCGAGGTTTTTATCTCTATTATATATTTATAATCACATAAAATTAAAATGACAACAATTCAAAACATACATCAAGATTTAACTACAATAATGGGTAGAGCACTTAATACGTGGTCGCAGCTGTTATGTGGGGATGTCATTTTAGGCTTTAGCGCGTATAATAACGAACCGAAACAAGGTGGCACCGAGGTATGATATAGGTAAATAAACATATAAACTTAAATCAAGACTCGGATCAAAATAAAAGATTCGAGTCTTTTTTTTCACTTAGGTTTGGCTTTTGGAAATAAGTTTCGTATATTATAGCATAATAAGAAAATAAAGAAAAAGAAAGTAAAAAAGATTTAAAATAAGTTTGGCTCTCGAAAAAGAGTTTCGTATATTAAATCATAATAAAAAATAAAGAGTTCATTGACATATTGGATAAAGTAAAAAGGAGGTGTGGACAGTTGGTTGTTAAGCGGTCTTGAAAATCGTCGCCCGTGCATTCGGGTTGCAGGTTCGAATCCTGTCGCCTCCGCAATATTGGCTCATAGTGTAACGGTTAGCACAAAACACTTTGACTGTTTTAGTCCAAGTTCGAATCTTGGTGAGCCAACAATAATTTCTAGTAGCGAAGCCCGGTTTCATGCCTCACTTGGACTGAGGAGTACGCAGGTTCGAATCCTGCCTATTAGACGAAAGGAGACTGTTACTAATTTATTGGACCTCATAGTGGGGGGAATCGTAGAATTAGATTTTGCCTTCGAAGCTCATGTGGACGGGCACTCCGCTTTTAACGGAGGGGTAGATGGTTCGAGGCCATCCGGGGGTACGAGAAGAGACTGTTACTAATTCATAGAAGACCACGCGAGTAAGTTCTCGAAGCGTAGAATTAGATTTGCCTCGTTGGCGTAATGGTAGCGTATTTGTTTTACATGCAAAGGGAAGTGGTTCGATTCCACTACGAGGTACAATAAGGGTAGCAAAAGTCGTTCGGATACGGCAGCGAGACTGTAAATCTCGTCCTTATAGGGAGTGGTTCGAGTCCACTGCTACCCACTGTATTAACTTGGGGCCTTTTGTATAGCTGGTGCGTACGCTAGTCTGAAGAACTAGAGGAACAGGTTCGATTCCTGTAGGGCCCACGAGGAGAGATATGAGTTGAAACCTCATTTAGGCCCAGTAGGACTTAATCGTATAAAAGACAATACGCTCGCATTAGGATCCTTAGCTCAGAGGCAGAGCGGTTGTTTGTTAGGCAACGGGTCGAGATTTCGAAATTCTCAGGGTCCTCAAAATTGGCTTGTCGTATAAAGGTTATTACGGATGACTGTTAATCATCTTATGAAGGTTCGATTCCTTCCAGGCCAGCAAATTACTAAAATAAATTAAAAAGTGACGTGGTGTCAGGAAGTGACGTCTGTAATAAAACATTCGCAGTTAGTCTGTCTGCTTTAGTAATTAATTGCTCCTATAGTAGAATGGTTAGCACACATCTCTGATAAGGATGAAATGGAGGTTCAATTCCTTCTAGGAGTACAAAATGGAAAGTAAATCACACAGGGTGTGAGACCGCTTGCTAAGCGAATCATGCGTTAATTCGCATGGGGATCGAGACCTCTGCTTTCCTCAAAAAAACCTGTTCCCCGCCCTCACAACGTATTTAAGGAATACAGGAGCAGAATGTACAATCGGGGCGATGTGGTGGGACACTTTAAAATCTTAGGTACAACGATAAGTTAGTGGGTTCTTATCAAACGCCGACTTGATCTAGTGATCGAGGATATCTCATAAGTATTCTCAGACAAGAGCGTAACTTGTAGTCGGTACTGCATCTCCCAAGGGAGAAGGCTCTGGTTGGGGATCTGACCTTATAGATCTCAATATGGTGGTTCTAGCTTATTGGTAAAGCGCTTGACTGTGAATCAGGAGAACAGGGTTCGATACCCGGAATCACCCAAAATGCCCCTGTGGTGAAATAGGTAAACACACCAGGCTTAAAACTTGGCGCTCAGGCTTGCTGGTTCGACTCCAGTCAGGGGTACAAAATTGGTCTTATAGCATAAATGGAAATGCACTTGAATACGAATCAAGAGATTGTAGGTTCGACTCCTACTAAGACCACAAAATAAAGTATTATGAAAAATGCAGTTAAAACTAAAGAATTTTTAGATGAGCTAGATAGGATGGGAGTATCTTATTCAATTGATTCTAATCCAAGTCCTGAAAAGATAGAAAGAATTAAAGAGAGTATTGAAAAAAGAGATGCTGAGTTAAAACAAATTCAAGAAGACTATCGTTCAGGAAAATTACAACTGCCCTTGTAGTTCAAAGGAAGAACATATCTCTTCTAAAGATAGAATCCTGGTTCGAGTCCAGGTAGGGGTTCAAAAAAATCGTCTTGGATCATTTGATATGATTTAATGGGTAACACCTGGTAGGTTAAGCGATATCCTACAAATGCGTCACAGGCTAAGGTAGCCAAATGGATTCCAACCCCATAGGACAGAGTTCGATTCTTTGGTGGCGTGCAGAAGACGGAGAACAGAGTAAGGATTAAATTCCGTTAGGCTATCCCTTACCAGTTTCTCCCGAAGAAATTGGGGTAAAAGCACATAAGGATGTGCAGGCGGTAGACGCTGCAAGGCCTGGGTTCGAATCCCAAGTACTCCACAAAAGTATTAATTATGAAAAAGAAATTCGATGCTCATTAGGTTTATTAACCTAAAATTTGAGCAAAATGAGAATCAAAAACTATACTAACAAAGAGTATAAAAAAGAAAAAAGAAAAGAGTATAAGGAATGGGATACTTGGTTTGAAGATTATTGGAGTAAAAAGTCAAAAATATGGGCTTTTAAATACCGAGAATATAGAACCTGGAAGTACAACAGAAAAACACAATATAAACCTTTAAAATAAGTTATCATGAGTAAACATCAGAAAACACTAGTAGTGGATTCAAGCTTTATCGCAAGAAGTATTATACCTGCAGAAAGAGCATTTGTGATTTCTTATAAAGGTAATGCAGAGGTAATAGCAGAACATCCAGAAACATTTGGATTAGTAAATCCAAATCTAGAGATTTACAAACCATCTATTATTAGAGTATTCACTTATGTGAAACAACACATACATAAAGTTGCTCTGACAAGAGATAACATCTACAAAAGAGATAACTATGAATGTGTATATTGTGGAAGTTCAAATCAAAGAACACTAACATTGGATCATGTTATTCCTCAATCAAAAGGAGGAAAAGATAGCTGGGACAATTTAGTAACAGCATGTAGAACATGTAATCAGGAAAAAGCTGATTTAACGTTAGAGGAATACGGAAAAGAAATTCCAGAACCAAAACGTCCACATTACCTGATGCTACTAAGACAAGTTCAGGACATACCAAGAGAATGGGAAACATTTTTATTCTTTTAGTAAAAAAAGTTTGGAAATTAGAAATAAAGTTCGTATATTTAAGTATAAGAAAAAAGATAAATCACCTACTACGTAACCACTGCAGGGTAACACGTACAGCCAAGGAAGAAAAGGTCAGGCTAGGTGATAATTGGTCCTCAGGCTGATGGTTAAGCTCTACAGTTGCAACCTGTATGATTCAGAGTTCGATTCTCTGGAGGACCTCAAAAAATAAATAAAAATAGGTTTGGCTATCGAAAATTAATTTCGTATATTAAATCATAATAAAAAGATCATTGAAATATTGGATAAAATAAATTGCACCTGTGGGCAAACTGGCAAAGCCGTCTGACTTAGGATCAGAAGATGTTGTGGGTTCGACTCCCACCAGGTGTACAAAATTAGAGTTAGCTTATAGTAAAGCAGCAGGGGCTAACCTGCAGAACGGATACGAGAACCGGCTCTAATTATTTGCTTCTGAAACATAAATGGTAATGTACTTGATTTGTACTCAAGAAAACGGGGTTCGATTCCTCGCAGAAGCTCAAAAGATGAATTCGATCACACCTAGGGTTAGTGATTTAATTAAAGGATCCATTCAGTATACAAGGCTGAGATTCATCTTCAATTGCATCATTCGCCTAGTAGGTATGGCACCACACTTCCAATGTGGAATAAGGCCGGTTCGAGACCGGCATGATGCTCAAGGGTGTGTAGGAGCCCAAGAGTATGTGATGAGCATACACCTACAATTTGCTGCGTTAGTGAAGAGGTTAACACGTATCACTTTCTATGATAAGGCACGGGTTCGAATCCCGTACGCAGTACAAAAACAATAGGTGACTGTAAGGTTTAAATGTGCTCCTAGAATACTGATTGGAAGTTATCTCCAGCCTATTGTTTAATTGGGGCTATAGTATAACGGCTATTACGATGGTTTTGCAAATCATAAATTGGAGTTCGATTCTCCATAGCTCCACAATAGCTTAATCGACTTTTGACAGATTTGACAACTTGGAACAGACAAGTAATTTTGGTCTGGAGGTGTTATTGGTAACACGTCGCACTGTCACTGCGAAGATTGCGGGTTCGATCCCCGTGCAGACCGCTATATAAACTGCGTTAAGGTGTAAATGGTTGCATTCGGGTCTCATAAGCCTGAGGGGTGGTTCGAGTCCACGCTACGCTACAAATTGGCCTCTTAACTCAGCCCGGTAAGAGTAGCTCGCTCATAACGAGAAAGTCACAGGTTCAAATCCTGTAGGGGCCACAAAATTTATCCAATATGAGAGCAATTCAATCGTCTCCAATGTAGTTTTAGCTATTAGCTAAAATTATGACTCAGAAATTGAGAATTTGGAGAGTAGTCCCAACCAGCATGACTGGTGTTCAGGCTCCCACGTTTTTTGTTGAAACAACAGAGAACGGACGAGAAGAAGCAGAAAAATCTGCAAACCTACAAGCAAGACAAAAATCTAGCTTGGGTAAGTTTAACAATTGGTATTTTGATTTAACAAGAATGAATGTCAGAGTTGACAAACATGGGAGGTATATCAAGCATCACCAATAATAAAAAGTATTTGAAGAATGTTTTGGATATCTGGATCTTTCTTCTT